CTGGTTTAAGCCATAACCATATGTCGCGTTACGACAAATACGGAGACCGAGATACGGCCATAGTATCGGCTGGCGATTCATTCTTCCTTGGGATGAACAATCGTCTGCGTCCCGACCAACTAGAACCCGGCATTCTTGCCTACAGCCAGAACGGGCGAATGAGCGTGAATGGGGCGTGGCAACCCCGCAAAGGCATTGATTTCTTTTCTGGCCTCATAGACACAAGCAGCGAAGCGTTAATTCTTCCCTTTTACGTCTATGCCAGCAAAAACATTTCAACGGCGGTTCGGGTGGCAGAAACAGTAACCATCACCACCACAACAAGTCACGGGTTTACCACTGCAACACAGGTGGGCATCCTTGGGCTTACTGGAACGGTGGACCCTAACGGCAACAGAACAGTGACAGTCACCGGAGCTACGACGTTTACAATCTTTCTTGGTGGGGCACCGGGTAGTGAAACCTACACTGGAACTGGAACGGCTGGGTCTCCCATCATTTCGGCATTGGTTAATGCGGCCTATGGCTCATGCTTGTTTTCTAACCCATTAGACGACAACGAGGAATACATTATTGTTGCGCTTTATGACAAAGCAATGGCGGTGAATCTAACCACCGGGGTTGAAACCAACATCACCTATCCCGCTTCCCTTACAATCACCGAAAACGTCAATCTGTTGCAGGCGTTTAACAAGGTTTACATCTTTCGGGACGGGGCTACCGCCCTAGAGTTTGACGGGGACATTGCCTCAACGCCTACGTTTACCAAGGTGGCTAACGGGGATTACACCCAGCCATTGGTATTTACGGCAGCTACTAACACGGCTTGCACAGCAGGCGTGGTGACGGTGACGGAAACAGCGCACGGCCTGTCCATTGGCGACATTGTTACAATCATAGACAAGGGAAGCTCGCCGCTAACAAATCTACAAAGCTATGTTGTAAAAGGTGTGCCAGGGTCTGGCTCCTTTACGTTCTTTGCCAGCGTTGATGACTTTGGGGCAACATCCGTTGTCCTTGGCAAACCTCAAAGCGTAGGGCTTGGCTTTGTTCATTCTCCCGCGCCCGCGTGGGCGGCATACCACCAGCGTCGCCTAATTGTCCCCTACCAATACACCTCAACCGGGACTAGCGGCAGTGAGGTAATTACGAATCGAGATGTTTATGACGAGATTTTGATTAGCGACATTCTGGATGCGGACACCTACGACCAGCTTCAGAATCAACTCAAGGTGACGGCTGGTATTGCAGACTACTTGCAATTTGTGCATCCCTTCACGGATGACAATGCCGTGGTGTTTAACCGCAACTCCATCCACCTTTTAGATGGGTTGTCGGGCTCGCTCACTGATGTTTCGCTCAAGGAAATCACGCGGGAGGCCGGATTGGTGGCTCAAAAGAGCGTTGTCACCATTGGAAACAAAATCTTCTTCTTGTCTGACAATGGGGTGTATGCCACGCAGTTTGGCGACCTTTACAATTTGCGGGGGGCAGGACTACCGTTGTCCGACCCTATTGACCCCCTTATCAAGCGAATCAACTCAGATTACGCCCAGAACTCCGTAGCCATCTACCACGACAATCGCTACTTCCTTGCGGTTCCCCTTGATTCCGCGACCACGAATAACGCTATCCTTGTCTTCAACCTCTTAAACCAGCAATGGGAGAGCATTGACATTGTAGCGGGGTCTGGATGGGACGTTTCCAACCTGATTAGTGCCGGGGCCGGGGGAATAAACAAGCTCTACGCCGTCAATCGTTTAGGTGGCATTCACATCCTGGAAGAGCGAGAAGATGACGTAGACGTGGTAGCTTTGGGAATAGCCGTTCCTCCCACTTCTGTCCGGCCAACGTCTTACGGCCAAACCCGGCAATACAACATGGGGGACACCGACCGTAAGAAGTTTAACAGCTTTGAGTTGCACACGGAAAGTAGCTCTACCAACACCTCAAACGCTACAATTTCTGTTGAGACGGAGAACGTTGATAGCACCGCTACGCTTGGCACTTTGGGCGGCTATCTTGGTGCTGTGCTGGCAATCAGCGAAGACGCATCCGTGCGTGGTAGAATCGGGAATATGCGAGGCTACGGCATTCAAATGACCTTTACGCCAACTCAAGGGCGTCCATTGCTTAGAATGGCAAAAATCAATGCTATGTCGTCGTTTAACTCTTTAACGCAAGCATCCTAATGGCTATCTTAATCAAGGGAACAGATTTTACTGACGGCGATCAAGTAACAGCGGTCAAGCTAGACGCGCTTGTTGACTCGGCTACGTTTGCTTCAGGGGCCGTTGATGCCAGCACCACTGCGCTTTCTGGTGGGGCTATCATTGTTAAAGACCTTGGGGTGACGGCTGCAAAGCTGGAAGCCGCCACCAACGGTCAGTTGATGATTGGCAATGGCACTGGCTTTACCAAGGCCGCGTTGACTGCTGGCACCAACATTGCGGTTACCAATGCTTCTGGAGCGGTTACGCTTGGGCTTACAGGCACAGTAGCAGCAGCTAATGGCGGCACGGGAGCGGCTACGCTTACAGCCAACAACGTCCTGTTGGGTAATGGGACTAGCGCGGTTCAATTTGTAGCACCGGGAACAAACGGCAACGTCCTAACTTCAAACGGCACAACTTGGACAAGTTCAACATCTTCCGGCATAAGCTCTGTTGGTGCCACAATTACCACAAACACCACGTTAACGGCTGCTTCTCCCGGCTATCAGCCTATTGCCATGACCGCGCTTGGCAAGTCGGTGACGCTGCCTGACGCTACCACAGTATTGGTTGGTTCGCCTAAGTTCTATCTCAACAACGCAAGCGGTGCCTATCCTGTGGGCATTAGAAACACTAGCGGAACATTGCTTATGGCGATTGCTGCTGGTGGCACCGCGTTTGTTTCATGCCAAGACGTTTCCACTGCTGCGGGTGTGTGGAATATCACTGGCGATAATCTGGAACCGGCTCTTCTCACTATATCTAGTTTACTTGGTACAACTTTTTCTGGTACATTAGCAACTGCTTATGCGGTTCTAGACGATAATAAGTCAATTCATTGTGTGCAAAGTGGCCCTTCCAGCACAAGCGGTTTTTCGGTTGTTGCAGTAGATAACACTACGGGTGCTGTTGGAACGCCAGTAGTTGTTTCGGCAAGTGCGGTTCCCAAGATCATGTTCAAGATTACTTCTACTACCGCAATAGTATTTTACGGGGACACAACATCTGGAACACTAATTGGAGCAGTTGTATCGTTGTCTGGAGCCACAACACTTACAGTTGGCACGGCATCATCTACGCTAACAGATGTAAATGTTGGCGCTGAAAATATGGTAGCCGATCCAAAAATCGCGCAACTTAGTACTACTTTATATCTTGTAAGTTACGGTGAAGACACCGTTGACAACAGTGTCGCAGCGTTTCAAGTTTCTGGCGGTACGACTGTTAACTTAGGCACGGCGGTGACGCTTGGAATAGCAGCAAACGCAATTTCTGGCACTACAACATACGCACTAACAGCAACAACGGCGCTTGTTCTTTATAAACGTGGCACCGCAGCGCCATACACCAATTACGGAGTTGTGGTTAGTGTTACAAACGCAAATCCCCCGGTCTGCACGGTTGCAACTGCGGTATCAATGACCGGTGTTACGAGTACCGTAAGCTCCCGCCCGGTTTCATGTTTGTTGTCATCCACTAAGTGTTTAATAGAGGACAATAACAATGTGGCGGGGTCAATCATTGTTAATGTGTTCACTATCTCTTCTACTACAATAACTGTTGGCACGTTGGTATCGGTTGAAACTGGGTTGGCAACTAATGTTCTTGGCCCAAACCGATACAGACCTGTTTTATTTCCGCTAACAACGACAACGGCGTTTATGAATTATGTTGATGCAGGTCCGGGCCTGTCAAGAGCATTGGTGTTAACGGAAGCGGCAACAGTTGTTACGGCAGGCACAATTACTTACGGATCTATTTCCAGAGCAGGTTCAGGATCCGGTTTTGGCAGTGTGCTACCTCAAACAACAACGGGTTTTATGGCATTTTACGGCAGAAGCACGGGGTCAGGGATGTTAATTCCATACAAAATAGCAGGAACCACAATAACAACAGGATCAACGCCGATTATTTTTACCAATGGGTCGTCTTCCGGCGCAGTAGCTCCATCTCAACTAACTAACGGAACTTACGTTTTAGTGGGTAATACCACCGGCACTGTTCAAGTTTTTAGCTTTAATGGTGACGTTGTAGCAAATAAGGGTTCAATCGTCATACCAATTTTATCCATTTCTACTAGCATTCCACAGCCTGTTGCTGGAAATCGAGTTGTTTGCATAGGCACAGACTTAGATGGTTCCACTCTTACTACGCAACGGTTTCGCCTACTCAATCTGGAAATTGCATCGTGAAAATCCTAATCTACGAATCAAACATTCTTGCGGTGGGCAGCCTTACGGAAACGGCTGACGCCATTACGTCCTCAGATGCCGTCTATCCCAAACACGTTATTTCTGGTTGGCAGATAGTGGAGGCTACGCTTCCAGCAGACTATGCGCCGGGGAAGTATTCGTTTAACGCAGGGGTGTTTTCCCCCATTCCATTTTCTGCAACCCCAGAGGAACACAAGGCTAAAGCTATTGAGGTTCGTGAGGCGCGGAATTTGCTAATTGCCAAGTGCGACTGGACCCAATGCGCGGACGTTAGCGCAGTTGTTAAAGCTAAATGGGCTCCCTATCGTGCGGCCTTGCGGGATGTTCCACAGCAAGCCGGATTCCCGTTCTCAGTTATTTGGCCAACCTAAAACCCGCTACCACCTAACATGGCCGACATTAAAACAGGAAACATCCTCGCTGATGCAGTTGCCGGATATGGGCAAACAACGGATGCTGTCCGTGATCGTGTTGGCACGGAGCGGGCGGTGGGGCAGGAGCGGCTTCAAGGCACCACCGAGGCTGCGCTAGGGATGATTGATGAACAGGCGTTCCTCACTCAACACCCTGAGTTTCAACAGGGCTTTGACGAAGCCAAGGCAGGAGGCCAAGACCCAAATGTTTGGCTTGAAGATGCCATCAGGAAGGCGTCTTACATTAAGCCTGGAGATGTTCCTCGTTCTGGGGGCATTGCTGACACGCTGGGAGCCGTTGCTGGAAGGCTTGGAGCCACTGAGAATGCCGCAAATACGGCTGCGCGGGCGGCTGGTGTAGGCGACGTAACAGCCCTTTCCCCACAACTCACAGCAGCCTACCGTGCGGGCAATTCTGAGCTATTTGGGGCTCTAGGCAAGGCCGGGGGCATGGTGGACAGCGGAGACCCCTATGCGGCCTTCCGTGGGGCTGTTCTAGGGCAGCAGGCGGTGGGTCCAGCGGCAACGCAGGGCTATGGAGCTAGCTTGGCGGCTTCGCAGGGCTATGGAGCTACAAACGCTGCTTCGCAAGGCTATGGGGCCACAAACGCCACCTCTCAGGGCTATGCATCCAGAGATGCCACCTCGCAGGGTTATACGTCTACAGACGCCACCTCGCAGGGATATGCCGCAGAACAGGCTGCCATGCGGGAATATGCCGCAAGCCAAGCCGCAAGTCAGGGGTATACGGCGGCAAACGCCCGTGCGGTTGAAGATGCCAACGCCCAGATGATCGGGCGGGGTTTGCTTGGACAGTCGCTTTACCAGCAGGGTCTTAACGCTGGTCCTAGTGGCGCGGCACAAACCCTTCAGCAGCGGGCGCAGCAGCTTGCAGCCTCTACGGGTCAACTTTCGGCTGAAGAGCTTCGTTCTGTCCAGCAGGGAAGCCGCGAAGCCTTTGCCGCCCGTGGCCTTGAGATGTCCAATCCAGCCATTTCTGGCGAGATTGGGGCGCGGATTGCCGCACAACGGGCTAGGCAGTCGGAAGACTTGCAGATGGCTGCTGGGCTCAATCAGGCTTACACACAAGACCTTACGGCCAATCGCGGCTTTGCTACGGGCCTTTACGGGCAGGATGTTTCCCTTCAGTCGCAGAATCAAAGTGCGGCACTTCAAGTGGCATTGGCCAAACAACAGGCTGGCATTACGCTGTCCCTTGCGGATCAACAGGCCATTAACTCGGCCAGCCAATTTGGGTCTAATGCGGCAAACGAACAGGCTCGTTTTAACGCCCAATCGCTGAACGCAGCGGGCCAATTTAATGCTGCGGCGTTTAACAATCAGGCGGCTATAAACGCACAGGCTGTTAACGCTGCCAGTCAATTTGGGGCCAGTGCCGCTAATCAGGCCTCCTCCCAAAACGCTCAATTGCGTAGTGCAGCCAGCCAGTTTGGGGCCAATGCGGCCAACCAAGCCTCGCTTTACAACGCCGGGTCCGCGAATACCGCTGCCCAGTTTGGGGCCAGTGCAGCCAATCAAGCGTCCCTTCAAAATTCCCAATTGGGCACCGCGGCTAGTCAATTTGGGGCTAGTGCATACAATCAGGCATCGCTTCAAAATGCTCAATTAGGTAGTGCAGCTAGCCAATTCGGAGCAACGGCTGCTAATCAAGCGTCGCAATACAACGCAGGGTTAATCAATC